AACAATCTACGAACGTTGATTCTATCAAACGCTGATGGTCTTGCTAGGTGTGTTTTATCACCATATAACAAAATTCCTTGACCTGGAATATTTGAAATAGGGTTAACACCTGCTTTGTATAGTGTATCTCTATTTGCTTTATTGGCATTATAGGTAAGAGATGTGATTCCTAAATATTGACCACGTCTTGTGCCTGCTGGTGAGAACCAAGGTGCAGCATTTGTATGCGATGCAGCCATGATACCAGCTGTAGAAGACGCAGCAGGAATATGAATGTAGTTGTCGTTATATTTGTCATACACTTTCAGATAGTTTCCATCTACAACTAAGTAAGATGAACGTGTAAAGTTTGCGACACCTGATACGATATCTGCAACTTCTGAACCTGCATTTGAAACAACAGCCGCTCTGTTTGGTGATGTAACACAAATACAATCTTTACGAGTTGACTGAGCAATTCTAGTCAAGTCATTTACAACTGTTGTTTGGTCCACAGCACTAGACATTCCTGGTGCAATTAAGAAATCTACTGTTACAGTATTAACATCTTCAAACTTATCCCAGCCTGTTGCAATCTGGCCACCTGTTAAAGCTGCACCATTTGCGCCACTAGATAAACTAGTGTCACCGGTTGTTGGAGATGTTAATGCGCCCACTGCCCATACATATGCAGAGTTATTATTAATAACATCATTTGCATAGTTTGTAGAGCCGTCTGCATTTTTCGCTGATGTTGATGTTGATAAGAATGCGAAAGTTTCTAGAACAGTTCCAGCTGTTCCTGAAATATCACCGTCTTCATCAATAACAGCAACGTGGATTTCATCTGAATCTGGAGCTGCATCAAAATCAGATGCGTATGTCCAAGCAGTGAAATCAGCATCGTTTGCTGATTGTGCTACTACTGAAACTTTAATTGAGTTACCCAACGCGCCTGCATATTTTCCGACCCAAGTATGGCCGTCTGAATCTAGTGCAGATTGCTGGTTCTCAAAATCTGTTTCATTTTTAATAACGGGTGCTGAACTACCTGATGCTGAATCATAGGCGTTTGCAGCGGATGTACCTAACTGTCTTACTACGTAAAGATCATTTGAATACTTCAGGTAGTATGCAGCAGAGTGAAAATCAATAGTATTTGTCGCAGATGGTGCGCCAAAAGTACTTACGAGTCCGGTTTCATCTGATACAAGAGTTAATTCTTCTGCGGGGCCCCAGCTAAAATTACCAACATAGCCTGCGGCCGGTGTAGTAATTCCTGGAACAACACTAGTAAGATCTACTTCTCTTACGACTACTGCCGGAGACGCTGATGGATTTACTGCCATGTGTCTCTTCCTTTTCCATTAAAGCAATTATAAGTTTTTTACATAATACGAATATTCAATTATAACTATTTATAATTTTTAAAAATTAAGAAACAATTCATCTTCGTACTCTAATTGCCACGGATCATCTTTTTTCTTTTCTGGTATATCTTGTAATCCATTGTCATAAAAACCAAATGGAACAGTATCTCTTTCAATTTCTTCCATTCTTTGTTCAAACATCATTTGTTTTATATCAATATCAGTAAGCTCACCAAAATAAACTGTACCAATAAAGTAACCAAACAAGACAAGATTCATCATTAAGTCGTCATGATTTCCATCAGAAGCTTCGTAAGATTGACCTTTAGCAATAAAGGTTGAAATTTCTAATATAGTATCTTCATCTACAATATCTGGTTTATTTTCTTCAAGTAAATCTTTTATACCTGAACAACCAATTCTTTTCACTTTTCTTGTCATATTAATTCCAAGAGAATCTGATTTAATTGTAGATTCTACAAACATATTTTCATATTCTAAATCATGATATAAGCCATTACAAACAACTTGTCCAGCATCATTAGATTCTATGACGACCATAGCTTCATTGTAGGATTTCGCTATTTTATAAATAATGTTAGGGAAGAGTAATGGAGAGATAAGATTGTTGCGATATACAGCAACCTGTTTAAATGGCTTAGAGCTAATATCGATTACGTTAAATGTAGAATAGTCCTGTCCTCTTCCTTTCGCAACATCAACTAACATAATATAATTATGTTTTCTATCAGCTTCTTCATAAATTTTAACACCTTCTTTTGTTATCATTTTATAGTCTTTTCTACGTAAAGATAATAAGGTGTCGGCATTAATTAATGTGTCGCCTGTACCAAAGAAAGTATTTCCAAATTCTTGATCAAACTGAATTTGAGACGTGTTAGCAATTGTTTGCTCTTTCCACTTTTCATCTCTTCCAGGAACATCCCACCAATCAACTCTAAAAGATTTATATTCATTTGTTCCTTGTACTGCGCCTTCCCATATCTTGTGAAAGACATTACCAATCCCATTAGCTGTTGAGGTGATTATAACTTTAGTATCTTTACCGGAAGAAACAACAGGATATGTTGATGTGTAGAATTCTCCAGCTCTTTCAACAAAAGCAAATTCGTCTAAATAAAGTAGGTTTACTGACATACCACGAATAGACGATCCAGATGTAGAAGCAGAAACTATCTTAGAGTTATTACTAAACTCTAAACTACTTTTATTAACGGACTTACACCCTGGCTGTAAAAAGAAAGGGAGATTCTCAAGCATTAGAGTGACTCTCCCAATCATCTCACGCGCTGTTGCACCTTTGTTAGCTAACACCGCAACAGTTTGTTCTGGATTGAAAATCGCATACCATAAAATATAAGCAACTGATGAAATAGATTTACCAGATTGGCGACATGCCAAAACAATATTAAACCTATGCTCATTAAATTGTTTAAACATTCTTTCTTGATATGGATAAAGTTCAAATGGAACTAAGCCTCTATCAAGAGAAATAACTTTACAGTACGTTCTAGCAAAATACACTGGATCTTGCATGCATTTAGCATACTCACCAACCTGTTCATTAGTCCAATCTTGACTAACGCCATCTTTCTTAATGTTTGGGTTGCCTAGATAACTTTCATTCTGGATCATCTTTAATTCTACTTGTTATATCAATTACGTTATCGACTTCTTCTTTAGCACCTTTTAACATTCTTTGTAATTCAGTTGTAGAACCTACAAATAAATTGTTAGTTGTAGATCCAGATGCAATTGCTTTTGGATCTGGCCTATCATATTCTTTTTTCTTTTTGTGAAGAGCAATTAAGTCGCCATTGATATCAGCTATAGATTTCAACATTGTAGACAATACTTCAAATGCTCTTGGATGTTCAGACATCCTAGCAACTTCCATCATATCGTCTAATGCATCTTGACCTTTTACTATAAGATCGTGATAATTTTGTCTTGCTAGTTCGAAATCATTATGTGCTTTTTCATCAGAATCATTCATAGTATGTCTCTATTTCATTATTAAAACCATAATCACTATCAGGACTTACTCCAACTGGTGTAGGAGTTGTAGTGATAGTTGAAACTTTACCATCAGAATCAGGACCTATAATATAAAAATCCGTGATGGCTGTGTTAATTATGGACGAATCATTAATTGGACCGTAAAAATTTGTCCTCATTTCAAAATCAAGTGAGTATATAATTGTTCTTCTTTGTTCTAAACTTGCTTCAAAATCATCTGTAAAAGTTACTCCTTGAATAGCAATAGAAATATCTTCTTTTACAGTTGGGTAATCATTGAACGGTTTAAAGGATAATGTATATTGTGGATTAAAATACGGTAAGACTTGCTCCACAACTTGTAAAGCATCATCTTGCGTTTTAGCATACACATTAACTTGAAAGCTAATTAAATATGGCGCTGGTGTAAAAAACTTTGTTGAAGATGTATTTGATCCGCTGTTTACTCTAAAATTATTTGTTTTAGGTAGTTTTCTTTCAGCATCATATTGTAAACTAGTGATTTCAAATGACATTCTTGGAAGCTTTAATGCAACCTTTGTATCATTATATAAATCAGGATTACTTTGAAGACGTGCAATATACTTATCTTTTGGTGCATATGCTAATGGAACTTTAATCTGGCTATTAGAGCTTCCATCATTAGCTTTTCTTACGACGTAAATATTATTAAATAGCGACCCAAATATAGAAACCGACTTTCTTATTCTTTGATGATAAAAATATTCAAACATTAGCTTGGATCTCCAAATGGATTTGATTCAGTGAAATCAAGAAAATCATTTTCAAAACCTTCAAAGATTTCGTTTTGTTCTCTTTCATCCAACTTATTATCTTCAGACCAACTATTTATTAAGACTCTAGAGTAAATGGATGTGCCACTTCCATCAGAATCTCTAACAATACTTCCAACGACTACTCCTCCAGTTGGAGGTTCATGGTAATCTCCATCTGATGCTCCAAGATGAATAATGCTTAAAACATTATCTGAATCTGACCATGCTGAAACTTCACCTGTTAATTCAACTCCAGTTGAAAGAGTCATGGTTACATTTTCATTGAGTTCGAATCCATCACCAACGCCTGAACTATCTAATTGTAAATCATAAGTATAAGCGTAACTTCTTTCAATTCCATCAATGTCTGGAACACCTGTGTCTAAATCCTCGCCGCTATATTCAAATAGCTCACATCTCATTTTATATGTTGGAAGATTATTTAATTGATAGAATGGAACTTCATGTTCTACATGCATAATTTGAAATAGTGATTTAGACATAGGAAGATAAATTAAATCACCTTCTCTTGGTCTATCACAAACTATTTCACTTCTAGATGTAGTTTGACGCCATCTTCGTCTTGATACAACAAAGGTTGCAGCATCTCTTATTTCTACGCCGAATTTTGTAAATATATCACCTTCACCACCGAAACCATCGATGTCATCAATATACATTTCTACTTTATATGCATGAGGAAATTTTGAAGGGATATCTTCGTTTAATAATTCATCATAACTTACAATTTCTCTTGGAATGTAATAAGTATCGCGGCCATATATCTTAACAGACTCTATGATAAGGTCTTCATAGAGATGCTGTTGCGATTGGGTATCCATAAAATATGGGTTAATAGCCATAACTTACCCCACAAAGAAATCTACAGGCAATTCCTGTTCAAGTCTTATTCTTTCTTCAAGACGTTCAATATCATTTAAAGCGTCTTCAAATATTTGACGACCATTTAATTGTACACCACCTGGTAATTGCATACCTTCAAATTTAATAAGGTTTGCACCCCACTGTCTTTTGATAAGCGCAGTAGTGTATGATTTAAGCCACATATCGTCATAAACTGACGTATGTGTTTCAGGATCTACTATTTGTAAAACTTCAGCAACTATATAATCATCAGCTTGAATATCTTTATCTTGGAAATCTCCGTGGATGTATAATCTACCTTGTCTTCTAGAAAAATTAACTTGAGGTGTACCATTTAATTTCATATCTAAAAGGGATAAGTATTGTTGCATTTGATCGTAATAGGCTAAATCCCCCGCAAAATTTTGCAAATCAGCTATATCATTTAACATCATTTGATATTTTATATCAAAAAAGTTTATTGAGTTATTAAATGATGAAGAAATGGGGAATAGTTTTTTAACAAAAATAACACTATCAGAAACAGAAATATACTCATTCGAAACATCAGAGGCTGTTACCTGATGCTTCAAATAAGTTTTAACTGTTGCGTCTGAATGAAACTCTTGATAATACTGTAGCGCTTCGTCTACACGATCTTCTAATTGATCAGGGTCAACATTAATTTCAATTACTGGATCACCTAATCTACGAAGGCAGTACTCAATTAAGGTTTCTCGTGATGATGGACCGGCCATGTTAAAATCCTACTATGAAGTCTTATTATTAGTATTTATAATAGTAAGACTTCTAGTAGTTTAAATTATCCGTTTTTAGCTACGAAAGCATCATACCATGCACCACAATCTGGTGCTTCCCATGTCTCACCAGGATTTATCTCTTCCCAATCTTCAGGTTGAGTTGTATGACCAGAATCAGTACAATATGTAATAAATTCTTCTCTAGTTAAAGGCACAGCATTTTCAGCTGGAATATAATATAATCCATCTAAATTAGCCCAGCCAATAAACCAACCTTGCTTATTGCCCCAGTGCCCTCTATCATCGACATACCCTGGAACTTCACGTCTTCCAGCAGCATTAATTGTCATTTTATATTTAATAACAGCCATTTTATTCCTCTTTGGTTTCTTCTGTTTCTTCTTTCTTTGGTAAAAGATTCATATAACCAGTATTAAGAATATCAGTTTTTCCAAAAATACGCTCAGTTGTTTTATCTGCATTCTTGTAATACTTATCAGCCATTTTATCTAAAAATTCTTCTAAATCATTTGAGTGTAGTAATTGGTGATTTGCAATTCGCTGATTAACACTTGCAATATAACCGCTTACTTCAGCATGACCTACTTGTGGGTGCACACCATATTGTTGCATATATTCAATAGTAGACGTACTAGCACGACCACCATCCATTAAGTTACGATACATAAGTTCAAAACTACGGCGGACATGGTGACGCTTTTCCTCACGTTCATAAGATTCTTCATCCCAATCATCAATACCATTTTTTTCTTTAATCGCTTCATACGTATCAATCAAAGTTGCAATGTCTTTAAATGATCCATTAATTTTGCTTTCAAGACTAGTAATACTAACTAAAGCTAGTCTTAATCTTGCTTGTAGCACCTCATCATCAGGATCTTTTTCCAACATATCATGCAGTTTATCAATTTGTTTCCTAGCTTTTGCGTGACTTACTTGAGCTTCAGCTAAAGCCATTTTTCTTTTTTCAGTTTCAGCCATTGTCTGTCTCATCATTCTCATTGGCGAATGGCCGTTGAGCATGGTGATAGACATCATAGACAAGGTGGTTTGAGAATTGTTTCTGTCAAACTGCCTTGTTTTGGCATCCATTTCAGGAAGACCTTCATTCACTTTTGCAACTGCGACAGGATTAATAACATCCTTTGTCACAGTTGGCATGTTAAAAGTCACTTGATCATTAATAATTAAAGAAGTAGTTTGTTGTTCTTCTTTAGTTGTTGCAATTTCTTCACTCATTATGAAAAATCCTATTAGTTATGATATGAAATTATATATATGTTTAAATTATGGTGTTCCAGAAGCAGCTGAATGGTCTGCTTTATAGTTAGCAGTTGCATTTGATTGCTGAGTTGAATTTGCAGGTGTTGCAATGCTAATTTGAAGAACAGTATTATATTGATACCCTAAACCTTCATTTTGTGCACCGCCTAAATAAACCCCGTATGTTCCATCTGAAGCACCTGCTGCATTTGATCTAGCCTGGTTCAAATCTCCAAAGTCAGTCGCATTTGCTGTAGATGATATTGTAATATAATCAATTGTATTAAATGCCGGGCCGATGTCTGGGTCGTCACCGCCCATAAAGACACCATATGTAGTATCACTTACTCCAACAATATCACTTCTTGCTAAAGTTAAATTACCCATGTCAGTAGCGTTACCTTGTGTAGCTATAGTTATGTATTGCATTTGGTCGCGATTTGGTGATTGTCTACCTCCAGCAAATACTCCAGTTGTTCCATTAGACACTCCAGCCATGTATGAAGGATTACCTGTATTTACTGCAACGTCACCAAAGTCTGCAGAGTTGCCAGTAGTTTGAATTGTAATATACTGTAAAGTATTAGTTAAATTAATGATATCCCATCCCGCATTAGCGATTACGCCATATGTTCCGTCACATACGGAAGCGTGACCATATATTCCTGAAGAAGAAGGTTTGCTAAGACCAAATGATGTAGCGTTTCCTGTAGTAGCAAAGGCAATATAATCCATTTGCTGAGTAGTTGTCGAACTACGACCACCTGCAATTACACCTCTACTAGTATCACTCATCGCAGTAGAACCTCTAAACCGATCAAGAGTCAAATCACCAAAGTCAGAGGTTGTTCCAGGTGTAGAAATGCTATTATATTCCATACTATTTTCATTTGTACCTGAACCAAGAGGGGAACGCCAACCACCAAATTGAACCCATCTATCCCCGCCCCAAGAGAATGATACAGCGCTTCCACTTGAACCAGTAAGTCCAACACCAAAGTTAAAGATTGACATTGTACCACCAGAATCAGCACCATCTGTTAGCGTAATTGTTGTTCCATCAGTTGCAGTATAGTCATCTCCGCTTTTCATTAGAATACCATTGTAGAATACTAAGATGCTACCAGTATTATATGCTAATGTTGCAGAGTTAGCATCTGCACCGGTGAAGGAAGTTTGACCTGATGTTGTGTTATATGTAAATGTGGAAAGTCCAGCGTTTGGTGTAACTCTTGCTGAAATATACGAACTATCTATTAATGATGTAGTATTAGCAGAATCCCATCCTCTAGCTAACACATAAGCTGAATCCACTACTGAAGAGGTATTAGCAGAATCCCATCCTCTAGCTCTTACATAAGCTGAATCTACAATACTTGTAATATTAGCTGAATCAAGGATATTAGGCTTATTTGTTGCATTAGTGTAATCTAAATAGTACGTACCTTGTTGGCCGTCTAATGTATCAGCATCTACATTTAATGCATCAACAAATGCTTTATCAACATCAGCTGTAATAATGCCAGATACTTGAGATGAATCAGGCAATGCATTAATTAGGTTTGTAATAGTCGTATTAAATGCTGCATCATCATTAATCGCTGCTGCTAATTCATTCAATGTGTCTAAAGAAGCAGGAGCTGCGTCTACTACGGTAGCAATACCAGCATTAACTAATGCATTAACATTGACTGAATCAAGGACATTAGGAGTATTAGTAAAGTTATTATAGTTTAAGTAATATGTTCCATCTTGACCGTCAAGAGTATCTGCATCAACATTTAAAGCATCAACAAATGCTTTATCTACATCAGCAGTAATAATACCTGAAACTTGAGCAGAATCTGGTAGAGCTGCTATTTCATTATCAACATATGCTTGAGTAACGTTTCCTGCAGCTGCAACTAAAGCTAAAGTTTGAGCTGAATCTAAAACATTAGGTGTGTTAGATAAGTTGTTATAGTTTGTGTAATATGTGCCTTGTTGACCATCGAGAGTGTCTGCATCGATATTTAGAGCGTCTACAAATGCTTTGTCAACATCTGAAGTAATAATGGCTGAAACCTGTGCAGAATCAGGCAATGCATTAATTAGGTTTGTAATAGTAGTTTGGAATGTCGCATCATCATTAATTGCTGCTGCTAATTCATTTAGAGTATCAAGGTTAGCCGGTGCACCGCCAATTAAATTGCTAATTTCAGTATCAACATAACTTGTTGTTGAATATGCAGATAAATCTACTCTTGCATTAACATGAGCAGAGTCTATAACATTTATAACATCAGCTGAATCTAAAATATTTGGAACATTTACAACTTGAGAATATTGAATACTTTCAAATGATGCGCCTGAATCATCTACTGTTAAATAATTATTTGCTGTAGCACTATCTATCGCATGACCTAGATCAGCTAAATATCTATTTCTAGTTACCATTTAAATTATTCCTTTAAGTTGCTGGTCCGAGGTTTTCTACAGAAATTCCATATCCATCGATTTCACCTGTTGCGGTCCCACTATTTCTACGAGTGAAATCTTCACTTGTGTTACGAGCTCCTCTGATGATACTAAATCTATCACCAATATTATTCCATAAAGGATCTGTGCCGTTTCCATAATATAGACCGTTATAATCAGTAGTATCACTACTAGTATCACGAATAGTAAAGTCTATTCTTGTGACGAGGCCTGGACCATCTTGGAGCTGATTTTTTATGGCTGATAAATCCCCAAAGTCAGCCCAATCAGCTGAACCTCCGTGCACAGGATATTGGGCTTGAAATGATAAGAAGACGTGGTTTTCACCGCCCCCTTGTGTCCCGCCACTGTAATCACTACTTCGTGATGAGCGGATATAAAGTGGTCCTGGTACTTGTGTTTGCTGAACTCCACTAACGTAAAAATCAACATCTTCTATTACCAAGAAAATCCCAGGTAAATTTGCTGCGTAAGTAAGGTCACCTTCAGTACCTTGATAAGCACCTGGGGAATTATCACCGTTAGGAAGCGCAAGTGCTAAACCAGTATAATCTGGCTGAGGGGTTGCAACGCCTTGAGGATGTTCCCACCAGTCGAAGAACCAACCGCCTGCACCAGCGGAATCATAAAAGTCAGATCTTGATGCATAACCCCATTCTAAAGAACCACCTGGTAAACTTGATCCAGAATTACTTCCTAAGTTTTGGTAGACATTGCCCATTCCGGCTGCTGTAAATAGTGTTGGGCCAGAAGATACACCTGATACTGACCCAGCTGCACCCGCACCAAATTTTACAATTGTAATGTTCGCGCCAGAATCAGCACCTTCTGTTAAAGTAAATGTTGTTCCGTCTGTTGCAGTATAGTCAAGTGTCGGCAATAAAAGAACACCATTATAGAATGCCATAATATTATCGGCTGTATATGCTAATGTTGCAGAGTCTGCATCTGCACCAGTAAATGCAGTTTGATCAGCTGTAGCCACAAAATTAAACAACCCGAATCCTGCGTTAGAGGTTGCTCTTGCATCGACATAGTTACTATCAATTAATGAAGTTGTATTAGCAGAATCCCATCCTCTGGCGTATACATAAGCACTGTCAACCAATGAAGTTGTATTAGCAGAATCCCATCCTCTTGCTCTTACATAAGCAGAATCTACAATATTTGTAACATTCCCAGAATCAAGGATACTAGGTTGATTTGTAAAATTATTATAATTTAAGTAGTATGTACCTTGCTGACCATCAAGTGTATCAGCATCTATGTTTAAGTTATCAACAAAAGTTTTATCAACGTCTGAAGTGATGATGCTTGAAACTTGAGCAGAATCTGGTAATGCAGCAATTTGAGCTGTTAGAGTTGATGCTAAATTAGCATCATCATTTAAAGCAGCGGCTAGTTCGTTTAGTGTATCTAATGAAGCTGGCGCACCATCAACTAAGTTAGTAATTCCAGCATCAACTAATGCATTAACGTTAACTGAATCAAGTACATTTGGTGTGTTGGTAAAGTTGTTATAATTTAAATAATATGTTCCATCTTGGCCGTCAAGAGTATCAGCATCTACGTTTAAGTTATCAACAAATGTCTTATCAACATCAGCTGTAATAATGCCAGACACCTGTGCTGAATCTGGAAGAGCAGCTACTGCTGCATCAACATATGATTGAGTAACATTACCAGCGTTAGCAACTAGTGAAACAATTTGAGCAGAATCTAAAACATTTGGAGTGTTTGTTAAATTTGTATAGTTTGTGTAATATGTGCCTTGCTGGCCGTCCAACGTATCAGCATTCAAATTAAGATTATTAACAAAAGTTTGATCGACTGTAGAGGTAATAATAGTCGAAACTTGAGCTGAATCTGGCAGTTCTGTTATTTGTTGAGTAACTGTGGCAGCGAAGCTAGCATCATCATTAATTGCTGCTGCTAACTCGTTTAGAGTATCAAGAGCACCAGGTGCACCATCAATAACGCTTGTGATTTGATTGTCAACATATGTTGTTGTAGCGTAAGATGATAAGTCAACTCT